CAGGAAAGCCTTAACTGGCTTACCGTTCATTAGGTTCATGTTCTCGCTAACTGGGTCTTTTGGCTTGATATCGTCCTTATCGGGGACGATTTGCGCGGCATTCTTCAGTCCAAGTACACGTAATGTCTCCCGATGTAGCTCTGGAAGGTCATAAAGTTGCGGTGCAGTCTGAGAAAGCTGTAAAGCCGCCTGATATTGCGCCATACGCTGCGTTGAACTGGACGAATTTGGGTCAGAGACCGGAATAATGTCCACATGATCGTAGTCAGAACGCTTAACAGAGCGTCCTTTGTCAGTGTCGTAGCTGTAATCTTCCGGTGTGTAGTCACGAATAATGTCGCGTAAGAGTTCAAACTCTTTGCGCATTGCGGAATGCACCCGCGCCTGAACAGCAGACATGACTTTCATCATGCGTTCAATGATGGCAAGCGTCGTTCCAACAGGTGCTTGCTGATTCATATCGGCAACTTTCATGTCAGCCGTAGAAGCAAGCATCCTTCCTTCATCCACAATCTCTTTAAACAGCATATAGAGAACGTTAGAAGGCTCTTTGTAGGGCAAATTGACGATGTTGTCGCGGATAGTTCCAGCAGGAACGTCTACATCACGAAATTCACCCGGAGCGATTGGCGTGTCATCGCCTTTAATACGCAATCCACGCGCCTTTAACCCGCCGGGTAAGTTATTTAACGTACCGGCATCGACTAACTGACGCAGTACAGAAGTCGCACCCTTGGCGTAACCGCCTAAGATGTGGATATAACCAAAGCCGTAGGGTCCGATTCCGGGGATAAATACGTACTGGATGAAGTGATCTCGCTTCTTTTTGGTCTCATCATCCGGATTCCAGTTGCGATAGATGGCAAAGATTTGCCCTTGCGTGTCTAAAGTAACAACATATGGCAACGCAATGCCGGTTTGTTCGCCATCGACCTCGTCTTCAAAGCCGGGTAAATCTAATTCAATGTGGCATTCATACAAAACATAGCGATCATCTTCTAGGGAGTTCATCCCTGATAGCTGTTGTTTTTTCTTTTCAATGTTGTCTATGTCTTTGTTTCTTTCGCCTAACTCGCGCTCTACATAGAAACCGGCAAGCATTAGTTTACGGATTTCATTTTCCGTCTTACGCATGACCTGTGTGACGCGGGTTGTGCTTTCTAATTCTGTAGAACCATAAGGCAGATAGACATCTTCTGCTGGTACATACATTGCCACCTGCCTTTGCAGGTTTGGATCGTAGTAGACCTTCTTAAAGGCTGATCCGGTCAAACCCAAATTCCACAAAAGGCGTTCGTGTTCTGGACGATACTCCGGCATGTTTTCCATCAACTGCCAGTTCATGTCCTCTTTAACGCGGTCAGCGGAGTCTTGTTTTTCTTTTGTCCATTTACCAACCATCTTGGTGTGTACAGGGCCAGTCGCCGGAAAAGTTTCCATGATCATCTCTGACTGGAACTTAATCGCCGCCTCAGACAATAAGCTATGGAAGATGCCACAAGCACCCTTCCAAGGCTCTGTCCTTTCTTCAATCTTCATCCCAAGCAAAGCCATCCCATCGGTGATGGTCTGATCCCACTCTTTGCGAGAATCCTTATCAATACGGATATCAGAAAGAATCTCAGCGCCAATGCTTTGCAAATAGTTATCTGGGATAACTTCAGCTAGATTCTGTTTAAACGATTCATCGGCTTCGATGACATCGACCTCGGTGATGTCAATGATGGTGACATCAGGCGCATCGCCTTGGATTTCAATTTCAACGGGTTCAGCATTATTGATGTCCTCAAGGGACATCGGAGAGAGCATTTTTTCCATTTACTCGCCTTAGTAGTAAGCCCGTTTACGTGTAAACGTTGGTTCGTCGTGTTCGTCAGAAGGAAGACGGACAAATCCACCTTGGCGGTAGCGTAATAAAGCTTGGCTCATTGAGTCCACCAAGTCATCATGTTCGCCGTTTGGAAAATCCGCAACCTCATCTATAAGTTCCATCGCCCATCTAGTTTCTGGACACCAAATTACTCCAGAAGCAAACAAGTCTGCTACCGCGTTTACACGCGCAATCTTGTCATTACCCTTTGATGGTACAAATTCTTGTACAGGTATACCCATTTGTCGCAATTCTGATATCAATGGCTGACCTGATGCTTTGGCTTCCACAATCAGAGTGTCAGGATTAAACTCTTTATAGTGTTTAAATGCAACTTCTTTTAGCTCTGGAAACTCCATTTTGGCTTTAAACGAGTCCAAAAGGATAATGTTTGGGACAACTTTGCCCGATCCTTCGTCTTCTTCTCTATAGAAAACACCCCAAGTTGAACAGGCTGAATAGTCAGACCGCTCATTCTTAGTAAAGGCAGTATCCCAAGACTGGATAATGTATTCACATTCCGGCGGGTAGTCAGGTTCCCACACCCGCCACCAATCCTTCTTAATAATGGCAGACTCAGCCGAAGTCGGTTCTTGCTGATATTGCGCCGCCCAAAAGCGGGGGAAGATGGTCGCCTTTGTCGCCAGCAGTTCTTCTAGGCTCCAGAACTCAGGCCAAAGCGGATTGCCAGAAGGCAATATGGCAGGAAACTCAATTACCTCCCACTGATCTGCTTCCGGATGTCTTGCCGAATAATCCAATAACCGACCCGTTAAGTCCCGCTTACCCCAACGGGTCATAATCAACAATATGCTCCCGCCGGGTTGTAGACGCTGACGAGGAGCTGTCATGTACCAGTCGTACACGGCATCAAAGGCTTCAGCGTTTAGATTCTTTCCATCCTGTTCCGAATGCGGGTCATCAATGATAATTAAATCGCCACCATAACCGGCAACAGCGCCACCAACACCAACAGCAAAGTAAGAACCACCCTTATTGGTAGACCACTTACCCGCCGCCTTAGAATCAGCCTGAAGTAAAACGTCAGGAAAGACCGCCGAAAACTGTGGCGAAGCCACCAAGTTTCTAACCTTCCTACCAAACTCTAATGCCTTATCTGCCGTATGCGAAGCCTGAATAATCTTCTTACCCGGAAAGTTACCCATAAACCAAGCAGGTAACAAATAACTCCCAAACTCACTCTTCGTATGCCTAGGCGGCATATTGATAATCAACCGCTTAATCTTGCCACTAATAAAACCCTCAAACTTCTCAGCCATGATCCGATGATGCCTACCCGATATAAAGTCAGGCCACATCAACCTCACAAACTCCATAAACACCGTCTTAGCCTTGCTCTCCTGATCAGCCTTCTTATACGCCTCCAATAGCTTTATCGCCTCCTCTTGCTCACTCGGAGTCATCTTGTCCAACAAAGGCAATAACTGATCAATCATGTGAACTTCTTCACCAATCTGTGAATACTTACACCCACCGGCTTTATATCCCTCGGCCTATACCTGCGCCTCTCCAATAACCCAATCTCCATCAACCGCTGCACAATCTTATGTACACCACCTTTAGAGTTTAAACCTAATCCAACTGCTATATCTTTATACGATGGCGCATATCCCCACTTCTCCCAATAGTACCTCACATATAGGTAAACATCCCTTTGCCTTGGTGTCATAGGTTTAGCAACTCCAACCGTTATTAACTTACCCCCTCCTTTTGTTTGCCACCTAGGGGTGGGGGTCACAAACTTACATGTAATCAATGCCACCCCCTCTTAAATATGCTGCATGATTGTGGGGAATACACCGTCAAACCGTCGGGCTACGTGCCGCATTTGCAGGGGTGGATACCCCATCGGTGGGGTCAGCCGCCTCACTCTGTAGGATTGACGTGGGGTCTGTCTCTATAGCGTCCTCTGTGTTTGTCTCTGTGTCTAGCTGTTCCGCGCTCTGACTAGCGACATGGCTATCAATGACTGTGTGATCAACATCGATAGTACGTGACTGCACGTCATTGATGAGTTGCTCTAGTCTCGCCTTGATATCAGACGCACCCCCCACTACGTTGACCTCTTGCCTGTCCACAAACATGCCTGCCGTTTTACCCAAGAGTTCTAAGGCTCTCACTCGCGCAGAGTCCCCTCCTTCCGTTGTCTCCGCTACTAGCCTGTCCAACACATAGTCTCGGCGTTGAGCGGCTGTCATCAGACTGCCTTTGACTACGGCGGCTTCAGCCGCTGCGAGTGCGGTCTGAATGTGTGGGAGAGACTCAATCTTTCGTGCGTAGTCTGTAGCACGTTTGGTATCCGATATCGCCTCTCGATATGCCTGTGATCTACTCTGTCCCTCTGCTCTTTTCATTACGTACTCTCTGTGCTTTGGGTTTAAACGTCTTAGTGCTTGTCCTACTGTTTGAGCTTCACGTTTACTCACTGCTGCTCGCAGCACTCGCGCTGCTCGCTTCCTGCCATCCGCGCTCACACTTCCGGCGGTTTGGGTAGCGAACCTTCGTTGATTCTTTGTCGTTTCCATAACCCCGATTAAACACCAACGTTACCTGATCGCGCAAGTACCTAAACGTTTGATTTAATTACCATATTGTCGATTATATGTTCTGATGCTATGCAACATTTGTATGACATATCGAAACGATCATGTTTAAACTATTCAACGTGTAAACCAAACATGGCAACATGGCGTTAATGGATGCGTAGCACAGATACATAGCAGCAGAAACATAGCAGTGAAGAACCTACCGGTCATGCGGTTTCACTAGACAGGGAGCAGGACTCCCCCTCAGCTTGAGTGGCAGCAAGTTCAGGACAGGTCAGCAGGTCTAGCTTGTACAAGCGGCGGCAAACTTAAGTCTACGGTTTGCGCGAAGCTCAACGTACATCAACGATTGCA